CTAGGGAAGTCTTCAAAGATTGGTATGTTCCATGACTTCGGTATATCACGCCTAACTACTGCAACAATTTCGTTTTGCGTAACTGTTGGTGCGTTCAATACTGAATAAGTGATTTCAGCCATTAGAAATATCTCCTATCGCCGTTAAAATAATCAACGTCTGCTGTCCAATTTTCTTCAAGTTTTGTTGTTGGTCCTTGTGGACTATCCATGTATAAATCATAGAAGTTCATCAACTGCAACGCTTTTGTCCATTCATCATCACAACGCTTTTGAGCGAATTCATAATTTTGGATATCAACCTCATTCATGTTAGACACATCGGTTACTAGTGATTGATAGAAAACTAGTATTGCACCGAATGTATCTAAACGAATTAATGTCTGATCGTTTTTAATGAGCAGACTTGGGTTGAAACTTGAGATTAACTGACCGTCTGGCAGATTAGCATAATAGTAAGCACCAAGTACGGTGTCGCAGTATTTCTGCCACCATCCAAACTCTAACTTGTAAAGCCACTCTTGTGAACCGACTTTGAAGTATGGAGCCCAATCAACATTAAGAGCAGCCGCTCTACGTTCCGCTGCCGGATCGTAAAACTGTATATCTGCTACAGTTGCATTTGAGATTCGTTGATATGGTACTGACATATTATATTATTTCCTTTAGACATTGAACGAGGATGTTTAGATCCTCATTCATATTCGAATCAATCTTGTAGAATGTTAATCGCTCCGCCTCTACGCAAGTCACCAACGCCAGATCCAAAATATCCAACTCCGGTTAACCAAATTTGCAATCCACCTGGTACTTCACCAGTCTTAAGTTGCAAGCCTTCTTTCATTACTGTAAAGATTGCGCTATCACCCATGTAAGCACCAACTAGTACTGGCAAGCTAGCTTGACCAACTACTGTGCGTGATGCAGATTGCAAGAATGTTGTGAACATTACCATACAGCCATATACAGATTCAATACGACCTGTTGATAGCAATTCGTTACCAAGAGCAGATAGGTTAGAACCACCACTTTGTGATACTGCACCGCCAGTTAGTTCAGCTAACAAACGATTCAAACTAGAACCAACTTGATTACCAGTGTAACCTGCTTGTGTTTGTGCATCACCATTACTGTCCATAATTATGACTGGAGTGCCAGGCATACGAGCAACTTTAAAGTTCTGCTTGATTAAACGGATACAGTCAAGAATGCTGTTTGATGTGAAACCATCAGTCCATGTACCACTAGTGTTAGTAGCACCGATAACTTCCATAGCGCCTAATTGTAAAACACGTGAAAATCCGTCAGCTGGAGTAGTTGTGTAATTTAAGTTGCCAGGAGTTGCTTTGAACGACAAGAATGCCGCTGTAACACGCTGATCTACTTTTTCAGCGAATGACTCACCTAGTTCAGCACAAAGCGTAGCCGCTAGTGTGAAAGAGGTAGTCCACCCGAAAAAGATGTCAAACGCGGTTTGGGCAACTGCTGGAGTTGCTGTGATTGTACCTTGACCCAATGAAGGATTCTGTACAACTGCGTTACCGGTACCAAATGTACCACCAGTGCCGTTCGCATTATAATCTTGATAGGTTATAGGAGCGAAATTTGGGACCAAAAATGTTTGGCCTTGTGTTGGTGTAACAACGTTAGTAAAATTAACTAAACCGTTAGATTCGTGCATTGCACGGAGAGCGAAGTTAGAGATAGCTGTTGTGAAGCCATCGCCTTCATTGTTAGGACCGCCTAATACGTATGCCATGATATATTTTCCTTATAAATTTTTGTTGGCTCAGAGTACTTTACGAGTTGAATTCGATACTGATGCTGATACAGTTAGACCTTTAAGTCCCGTTCCCTTACCTAAACCGTTTTTGTTAGCCCATGCATTGAATGCGGCTGGGTCACGGCTATAGTCAGGAACAGACTCATCTAATGCGCCAGTAAAACTACCTTGTCCAGGTCTCAAACCAGATCCAGAATTAGTGTTACTCTGTTTCAATAGCTTTGGATTACCCACTGCTACTTCTTGTACTAATCCTTGAATCGTAAGTGGCATTCCATCACTACCATAGCGTTCTTGACCCTTCTGATTGACAATAGCATATGTGCCATCATCGTTCCATTGAATATTGTTTTTAACTTTATTCAATGCGTAATCAATTAGGTCTGAATCAAATCTGTCACCCATAGCTCTTTGTATATCGCTGTCTAATTCCTTCTCACGTAATCTTTGCTCTTTTACTGCTAGATCGTTTTGAAGTTTGCTAAACTGCTCATGCAAATCGTTTGTAGTGACACGTCCATTAGAACTCTGTTGAGCTTTTGGTTGTCCACTTGGCTGTACGTTGCCAGCGTTATTGTTTTGAGCCCCTACACGTGCCATATATGATAATGCATCTTCAACACTTTGGAATTGTGTTCCGCTAGCGTTTGATAATGCAGTCAACAATGACTGAGTTGTGCTTTTACGAATAGCACCTGGGTTAACGTTTTGCTCTCCTGCTTCACTCATAGAGTCCTGTGCAGTTACAGGGGCTACATCGTTGCCAACGAAATTTTGATTGTCCATTTAATTTTTTCCTTTAACTTTACGTAGTTAGCGATTGTGTAATGTATTTATGCATTATGGATATAGATAGATTTATCTACCCGTATTCATACCAGTTAATATAACTGGAGCGACTTGTTGTGGATAGTATGTAACACCAATATTTGTTACTGGAGTATCTACACCACCTAGCAATGACGCATTACCATCATTGCCAAATGATCCTTCACTTTCTGATTCATTCTCACCATTCTCACCGTTTTCATCTTCACCATACTGCTCATGTTCTGGTATCATGCTTGCTGATAAATCTCGACTGAGAACTTCATTGTTCTGCTCAGTCATTAATGTTCTAAGATCCGGATCAGCGATAGTTTGAATGTATGCTTGTTCGTATTCTGGTATTGCTGTGTCAGGAGCAAGCATACCAATAATTTCTTTTGTGATTAGTGCTTGAATCATTGGGTTGTCACCAACTAATTCTTTTGCACTCTTGATGATAGCCATGCGATAGTTTGTATCATGTGCTTCATAGTCTGTGTTATAGTTTACTTCACCTGCCCAACGAACATTCATAAAACGTGCGGCAAATGTATAAATCATTTCTTCTGTGACTTCCATCAGTCTTGCTTTAGATTTTGCAAGACGATGTAATTGCTTGCGTTCTTCAATGATAGCAACGCCACTAGCAATTTGATTCTTAGTATTCCTTAGTCCACCTAAGCCCGTAAGTGCTTCAATCTGTTCAAGGATATCTTGTTGCGCTTTAATGATCGCATCAACATCTCCGGTGTCAATGGGGATAGCTTCTACTTGTCCCTCATTTGCTCTCACGATAGCTCCCGCGTGAACAGGAATACTAATGCCTTTGTCTGCACGAATTAATGTATGTGCAAACTGTAATGCTGTATATTTCTCACACTCTAGTTTATAGAATTCACGCATTGCATCACTTGCGCCGTCAATATCACTAATACCCAAATCGATTGTTCTTGGGTCTCTGCGACCATATGCAATAAAGATTGGTAGACTCATGCCTGCAGGATATGTGCCAGTGCCAATTAATTTAGCGGCTTCTTCCATGTTACTAGGACCTTTTTGTACTTCATAGCTTTCCCAGTATGATGGAGTTGTTGCATCACCTAATGTATAGCACTTGATGTAATAACAATCTGTTTCTTCCATCTCCATAACAGTAACACACTTAAGCATTGGGCGACCACCATAGTAATCAAACTCCCAGTTCCATACGTTCAATGGATTGATAGCGCAAACATAAGGACGACCTAGATCACCTTGACCTTCTTGTGGCATATCAACTGCAACCCAACAATGTCCATAGATACTTGTTAAGTCACCGATGCTCTCCATGAATCCATTCATGCTACGATTAGTTAAGTCAGCGTCTAACAAAAACAAGTCTGCCCATTCAGTGTTCTTTGGTTCGATTGCTTGACCAGTTGGAGTACAGAATTGCATGTTACGTTTGATGCCTGGCTCGAACAATACATCATTGATTGTGTCAACGATGTAACGACAGATTGGCTGTGCGATTGTGTTAGATACTAGGTCTAGATAGAGTGTACTATCTTCACTAGGTCTTTTCTTACGCACAAACATCTTGAAAGGCAGTCCCCCAAGATATGCATACTGATACGCCAACATCTCATTGTAGATGCTAGAATATATTGGGTTACGCTTTAGTAGTTCTGCTTTTGTTTTCATATTTTTATTTTTCTCACATAAATAGGCATTTAGTAGATATTGTATTTATTCTTTTACAATTTACTCTTGCACTTATCACCATGGAATCTAGGGTATACATTGTTTGAAATACTTCTATTGCAATGAGGACATATAGTTCTAGGTTGTTTCTTACCAAGCATACCTGTACCACCAAAGACCTTTGCTCTGCCTTTTGCAAACATATCTTGCATGTTCTGTTTGTGTGTACCTACTCTTAAGTGTGCCGGATTTGCACATAGGGGATTATCACAACTATGTAGGATACTCATTCCTGCAGGTATCTTTGTTTGACTGTGTTCTTCATAACTAACACGATGTACTGTACGCATTTTATGTTCGTCACGCATTAAGCCATAGCCAATGTTATTCTTGCCGCCTTGCCACTCCCAACAATCTGTTACATCGTCAACAATTACTTTATTCAATAATCTTTGCAACAATGTGTATCCGCTCTTTGGTCTAGCCATATTAACTCCATACTTGGTAATCCTCCACTTGATCTCCATTCATTATTTCTTCCCATGTTGGACCACCAGGATACAATGGACTATCAGGCATATGTTCTAAGCCTGGTCGTGCTCTGTTTGCTAATCTTGGATCCATACCCACGTACTCAGGTATTCCTACTGATTGATGGGTGATTGGGAATAGATGATGTATACCATAACGTATACAGTCACCGAGACCGTCTATGTGAGCGTATTTTTGCTCAGTGTATTTCACTAAGCGTTTACGTGAGGCATCTTCAAAATGGTATGTTTGCAAGGCTTCAAGTAAGAACTTATCATCTGGCTTAACAACTAACCCACCTCTTGCTATAAAAGCATTACTTGTGTTATCTGTATCAGTGATAAGAGGGTTACTCTTTCTTGTGTTAACAATACTGAATCCATATTTCTCTAAGATAATCTTATCAGTTACACCAAAGGGACTTGTAGTGTCCCGATTTACTTGTGTGCCTGACATATCTATGATACTATTGATTCTGCGTTTCGGGAAGTCTTCACGAATAGCACTCGCAATACCTTCTGTGGAGCAGTCTGGTATTGCATAACTTTTCAATATCTCAATTGAACCATTCAAGTCCCCGGGTCTTTTGACCTGGGCAACTGTGGCGCACATAACTCGTTTGTTAAAGTCATGGAATGTATATAAATCGCCACCGAAATCTTTTACTTCACTACAGTATTTGTTCTTGTCCCATGCGTAATAGAACATGTCAGCCACTGATTCCCATTGACACATATAGTCTTGTCCAAACTTTAATGGACTAATGATACGTCTTTGTTCGTCAATGAAGTTCTTATTACCACTACGCATCTCTAGGTAGTTGTAATGTCTGACTATGTACTTCTCTGGGTTACTCTTTGCTAACTGAAACAAGTCATGCAATGGTCCCGTGCCGTTAGGCGTGCTGATAACAATCAATCTACCTGCTGTGTCAGGCTGTCCTACTTTAGGGCGTAAGCGATTGGTTATCTCTTGTAGTGTATCTTGTGTGTACAATGCAGCCTCGTCAGCTACCCATACTCCAACGTTTAAGCCTCGTAGATTCTCACGCTGTTCTGCACTCTTACAACGAATGAACGTGCCATTAGGAAAGCGTATCGTTAGTTCACTGTTGTTAATGTCTTTACCATCAACTAAGCCAAAGTATTCTATACATGACTTCTTGAGGGGCTCCCAGATTAAGGACTTAATCATAGCACCAGTAGGGGCACTATAAATTACATCCTTTCCTTTATGATAGCGAGGGTCACTAGCGAAAATAGGAAGTGCAATAGCCGCAAGAAATGTCTTGCCACTACCGACTGGAACGATATCTATACAATGCTTATTCGTGGTAAGCCAGTCTGCTAGGACAGTTTTTTGTTCGCCAAATAAAGGAATGTCTACGTTACGCATCTTTCCAGTCTATCAACTCTTTAGTTGGGAATGTAAATGATGCACCTATTGTTTGACCATTGCTGGTAATATCTGTTTCTGTCTTATCTGCAATGACTTTAGCTAACAACATCTGTTGATAGCGTTGGATAACATGCATGTCACCACTTTGTCTTGCTCTAATGTAATCTTGTGCTAGTCCTACAGCGAATGGAACATCTTGTTTAGCAATCTCTGCAAGTACGTCTGCCGCACTTAGTTTGACTGTTGATCCTACTTTTCTGCCGCTGTTAGGTCTTGCACCACCACGTCCTGTTTTCTTTTTAACAATAGTAGTTTCATTTTGGAGATTTTGATTATTATCCATAGACTCCATGTCAAATGTGTTAGTCAAACTATTATTGACAACGTTTTGATCGTAATATGTATTTTTAATCATCTAATAAGCCCTCTTTGCGTAATATGTTTTTTGCCCAAGCTAGTCCAGGTGGTCCGCCCCATAATAGATATGCTTGTGTGCCGGGTGTATTCTCTCCGGGCTTATAATACACTTCAGCACGACTTAAAAAGCTGTATGTGCGTTTAACTGTATCTAAGCTAACTTCACTACGATTCATAAACTGTCTGGCACGATTTAAGCCTACTGCGGTGCCACCACGATTGCTTGGGCTTACTTTTTCACGCATCTCTAGCCCACGCTTTGCGTTTGCTGCCATTTGTTCTGTTGCTCTGTAATTCATCCTAATCTCTCCTTCAATAGACTACTAATCTCATGGTGTCTATTGTTTCTTTTAAGTTCATTGTTTA